AGCGCACCGTACGTGCGTCCGACGGCGAGAGGATCGTTCGAAGCTGCTCGTCCTCGAGCCAGGCCTGCGTGAACGCAACAGCTGAGTGCTGCTCGTGGCCTGCGTAGCGGCGGTACGTACCGCGCTCCTCGGAGTGCACGACCTCCTCAGCGGCCGGCTTGCCCACGTCGTGGTAGAGGAGGGCGATCCGGGCGATGTTGTTCTGGTGATGAAGGCGGGTCGGCGCGAAGCGGCGCTCGTACTGGTCGAGGACCATGAGCGTGTGCTCGCCGACGTTGGCCTCACGGTGCCAAGGCGAGGCCTCGACCGTGCTGCACATCCGGGCCCATGCGGCGGTGCCCTTGAAGTGCTCGATGTACTGAAGTGCGTTCATGGTGTATTCTAACACAGGTTGGGCCTCTTGGCCCAACGAAGTTGTAACCTGTTACAGGTCAGCAGAAGGTCTCGTAGAGGTTCGCGAACTCGTACCGAACCACGCCAGGCTGGTTGCTCAGCTCGTACCTGCGCAGCAGGATGTTGTACTCGTCACCACGGCGCAGGCTTCCGGCGTTGTTGCAGTGCTTCGAGACGTAGACCTGGTCGTGCTTCGCCCCAGTCTTCAGGTCGGTGAGGTCGACGTAGAAGTGCTTCGGCGGCGCCCAGCCATCGAGGCGGTAGCGACGAAGCTCGGTACCCAGTTCCTTGACGGTCGGTGGCTTCTGCTCTTCAACCTGCTTCAGCCGCTCGGTCGGTGTCAGCAGCGTGTAGTGGAAGAGCGAGTCCAGCGGACCCATGTTCGGTCGCACTGGCCCAGGCCAGATGCTGTTCCAGTAGGTGATGGAGCCCATGCTGCCGACCACCACCGCGCCGATCATCCAGAACCGCCGCCAGAAGGTGGTGCTGCACTCCTCCTTGCCGACCATGAAGGCCACAAACGACAGAAATGGCACCCACCCCCAGACGATCACCATCCCGAGAATGGCAACCAGCTTGTAGAAAAGGAACGCGATGAACTCAATCACTTCTTGCTCCTGATGATGACGCGGTCGGCCTGCACCTGCACCGGCCCGTTGATGCGAAGGGTGGCTTCTTCAGGCCGGGTCCAGCCGGTGTTCTCAGGCGGGCCGTAGTAGGCGATCAGCATCTTGTTGCCGCCCGAACCGATGAAGCGGAACTCGTATGCCTTGAGCTCCATGCCCTCGATCTTGTACTCGCTTAGAGGAATCCACCCCTTCTGCTTGCTCTCGCCCTTCTTCAGGGTGTTCGGGTTGTAGCAGTCCTTGCTGCCGTACGACACCTCGGTGTTGACGACCTCGGGGCACACCAGCAGCTCACCTGACGTGCTTTGCCAGTTTCGAAGCTCATGCCAAACCATGGCACGAGGGTACTTCTTGACGCTCATCACGCCACCGCTTTCAGCTCCGTCGCTGGAGACGTGGGAGGAGCCCTTGGCGAAGGCAGCCGATGCGCTGAGAATCAGCGCCACTGAAAGAAGGTAGGTAGTTGAACGATTCATCAGTCGATCCTCGTCTTCGCGTAGGCGCGCATCGTCGGGTAGTACTTCTTCAGCACGTCGATGAAGGCGTTGCAGCCGACTTCCTTGGCATCCATCCACTGCGTCGCGTTCTCGGACGGGTTGTAGATCATGAAGCCGCCCTCGTAGTCGTCAGTGCGGCCGATGTCGCGGTCCTTGCACATCGCAACGAAGCGACCACGCGCTGGCCGGATCTTGACCCATGCGAAGCCGCACGGGTACCAGACACCAGGGTTGGCATTGAGGTAGGCCTGCGTTGCCTTGGCGGCGGCCGCCTGCGCCTCGTTGTAGATGTCGAGCTCGGCTTGGAACTTGTAGGCGTCCATCAGCCAAAGATCCACATGATGCCTGCGCCGACCACGATGCCGAAGCACAGCGCAGCGAAGACGGAGTTGATGTAGAACCGACCGAAGCCCAAGTAGAAGAGGGCCATCAGCTTCATGTTGAAGTTAGTCAGCATTGTCGATCAGCCTGTCGAAGTAACCATTGATGCGCTCGAGCAGCCCTTCGAGCCTGTCGGCGAAGAAGCCGCAAACGTCGCGCGTGATGGCGAACGCCACGTAGATCGTGCCAGGAACGGCGACAATCAAGAGGTTGATGAGACCAAGGATGAACTTGACCATGATCAGAAGTGCGGGTTGCGTTCGTCGTGGTGGCCGTGCACCATCCAGAAGCCACGGCCCTGTTCGCGCCAGCCGCCAGAATCCTTCCACCGGCGGAACTTCTTGCCGACGTCGGTGGTGACGATCCAGGTGGGCGAGATCTTGGTGATGGTGCCGACGGGGTACGAGTCACCGTTGAACGACTTCGAGACGAAGTCGCCGACCTTCGGTGCCAGCACGAGGCGGTAGCGGGGCCAGTGGCCCTCACCTTCGTCGCAGCCGAGGTACGTCTCGCCGGTCATTGCCGTCAGGTACCTCGCCATGCTCTCGGCCTGCTCGAAGAACTCGAAGTCACGGGAGGTCATCCAACCGCGCGCCTTGCCGTTGTGCGGGTGCTTGGCCCAGACGGCGTCGGTGTCGGGGTAGGTGTCGGTCACTTCCTTCGGAAGGCCGTTGTGCAGGCGAATGTAGAACATGGTGCCTCCGTTGATGTTGCTATCTTACATCAACGGCCAAGTTTGTACACAGGCAGGTTGTAACGGCGCTCAGGTGTAACTGTGCGCCGGCCAGTTCTTCGGGCGGTGGCGCCAGCGGATGGTGCGCTGGCACGAGCTCTCCAGCGAGGAGTAGAGTGTGATCTCGTGGGGACGGCAGAGCCGGTCCAGCGGAAACGACCAGTACGTTCCGTTCCACCAGCGGATGACGCTTTCATTCTCCATGGTGGAAGCCGGCCACCAGCCCACTGAGGGCGGAGGTCCAGAGTGCCAGGTCTCATCGACCCACTCGTCCAGGTCTCGAAGGTTCAGCTCGAAGGTCATTGCGACCGCCTCTTCATCCAGGTGTAGCTTGATCCGTCCGGCAGCTTCCCATCTTCGACGGATCCACCTGCGTCCTTGGCACCGACCATGCCCTCTGGCTCCGACACCATGCAGACGTGCGTCACGCCCTCCTCCTTGCGCTTCTCGCCCATGAAGGACAGCGCGTCCATCAGGCGGTCCTCGGTGAAGGTGCGGCACTTCGGCTCGGCCCAGCCCGGAAGGAACTCGGTCGGCGCGTGTTGGATCCAGAAAACTACGATGCTCATGGCCATGATTTTATCACAGCCATGAGCTTCGTGTTAGGAAAAGTGTAACCTGAGTTGGATCAGAAGATCGGGTAGTCGGCGTACTCGGCAGCTGGCGGAGTGAAGTTGGTCGTCCAACGTGCCACCTTTGAGACGCGTACCTCTTCGATGTAGCCCTTGAACGGGTAGGCGACTGAACCGTTGGTAGAGCCGGCACCCACGTAGAAGGCCAGCGAACCGTAGCTATCCCAGCTGGTGGTTCCGATGTTGTACGTACCAGCTGACGTGCCGTTGATGTACAGCGTCAGCGTCGCTCCGTTGCGCACCAGCGCGATGTGGTTCCATGCCTGGTCCGTGATCAGACCTGCCGAGCTTTCGATGATCGGAGCTGCGTTGTTGGCGTTGAAGCAGAAGATTGCCAGCGTCTTCGTGTTGCCTGAGCGGTTGTAGTAGAAGCCCCAGGCGTTGTTCGTGAAGACGATCGGGTGAACAAAGTTCGAAAGCGGAATGTTCAGCGCGGTGTTGGAGGTGCTGTCAGGCCACATCCAGAACTCGTACGTGAAGTTGCTGGTGCCCATCGAGTTGTACGTCGATGCTGCGGTAGACAGGTAGTTGCCGGTTGCGCCAGTAAAGTTGATGCTTGATCCGCCAAACTTGGACTGCGTCGTGCTGATGGTGGTGCCGGTGCCGGTGCGCGTGATCGTCTGGTTGCGGCTCGTGTCCAAAAACGTCGTGCTACCGTTGCTACCGTTGCCGTGCAGAAGCAGCGTGGTAGCGTAGGCAAGCGGATCCGCGATGGCACCAAACTTGACGGCGTTAGCCACAGTCGTTGCGCTGAAGGTCGGCGTGCCCGAGCCCTGCTTCGTCAGCGTTGCGCCGACTGGCGATGCGTCAGTGGTGCTGTTGTCGAAGGAGACCAGGATCTTGGTGTTCGGCACGTTGGGAAGCGGACCGCGCGGCGGTGAGAACGCAGCGGTGTAGAGCGCCGTGCCGTTGACGTAGCGGAACTGGGAGATGGATCCAGCGAAGTTAATGGAGCCTTCATCGAACCAGCCGATGTTCCACGCGTTGTTCAGCGGCGAGATGGTGCGAGCAGCGTTGTCGGTGCCCTGCACCGTTCCATTGATGTACAGCGTGGTGACGTTGCCGACGCGGCAGACCGCGATGTGGTAGGTGGTGTTCGTGCTGAGTACCAGCGTGCTCGTGATGCGTGGACCACCCGAGATGTCCACCTGCACGTGGCCTGACGCATCGGTGTAGCAGCCCAGCTTGGGAACAGCGCCAGAGCCGTTCGAGCATCCCCAGAAGAAGATGCTGGCGACAGAGGTCGTGAAACGGAAGTACCCCTCTACCGTGAAGTCACCAGTCGGCGCGTACTGCGCCGAGTTGGCGGGCAGGGTGTAGTACTGACCGGCCGACAGGTTGATCTCCTGCCGGCCGGTGTCAAAGACGACACCGTATCCAGATTGTGAGCTCTTCATTGGTTCAGACCTTAGTAGTTGAGGCCAACAACCGAGCCATACCAGTTCGTACCACCGTCATGCGTCACCAGCTGGATGATGTCCATCTTGCTGCCAGTTGCAGTCAGCGTTGGTGTAGCGCCGCCCTGCCACTTGACCGAAGCTGGCCATGTAACGGTGCGGCCACCAGTTGCATCCTGCGTCAGGAACATGGTGAGCGTGAACACGCTGCCGGCAGCTGGCACGTTGCTGAAGGAGATCGACGTGATGTTGGCCGTCATCGTAACAACGTACGCGTTGCCGACCGAGCAGTCGATGGTTGGAGTTGCCGAGAACGATGGGGCGTTCCGCTTCTCCGACCAGCCGCTCAGCAGGTCGATACGACCGCTGTAGTTGACCGCAACGCGTACCGCGTTCTGAGTTGCCAGCGCGATACCGGCACCAGACGTGTTGCGAGCAGCAACCACCAGCGTGCCGTTGGTGTTCACCGTCGAACCGCTGATGAGCGGGAACGTTGCGTTGGCCCACAGAACGAAGGCGTCGTTGGTCGACGTGATCGCAGATGTACCCGAGTAGCCAACCTGCAGCGAGCCGCCCGAACCGTTCACCGGAACCGACGTCGTCGAAGAGAAGGCGATGCCGGCCTGGAAGGTAGAGAAGTTGGCGACAGTGCCGCCGTTGAAGCTGGCGGAGAACGTCTGCCAGGTAGGAGCGGTGCCAGCACCGTTCGAGGTCAGAACCTGACCTGACGTGCCACCAACGGTGGCGAGCTGCCATTCACCGTCCTTCGTGATGCGGAAGCGCTCGACGTCGGTGGTCGTTGGAGCTGTCGAGAAGACGACCGCACCACCAGCGCCGGTACCGAGACCGCCACGGATGATGACGTTGCCACCAGTCGTCGAACCAGCACCACCGCCGGTACCGCCGCGGAGCTGCACAGCAGCACCGGTGCCGCTCGAAGCCGTGCTGGCACCGCCCTGCAGAAGCAGAAGACCTGGAGTGCCGGCGCTGTTGTCACCAACGGTGATGAACAGCGACGTTGTTGGAGGCGTCGTGCTTGCAGCGGTCGTGATGGTGTTGACCGATGCGGTGTTCGAGCCGGTGAAGGTCGTGAACGAAGAAGAAGCTGCTGCTGCGTTCTGCCATGTTGGCGCGGCACCCGAACCGTTGGACGTCAGCACCTGACCAGATGAGCCAGGGGCCGAGGCCAGCAACCATGCGCCCGAGGCGTCGATGCGGAAGCGCTCAACTGCCGAGGTAGTCGTGCTCGTCTGGAAGATGAGCGCACCACCAGTACCACCAGCACCACCGCGCAGACCTGCTTGAATGGTGACGTTGCCGCCGCTGCCAGCGCCCTGAGAAGGATCGCTTGAACCACCCTTGATGAGAACTGGACCGCCAGCGCCCGATGCAAAGCTGCCTGGACCAGCGCCGCCAGAGATGCTGACTGAACCAGCAGTGGTGCTCGATGAGGAGCCGCCTGCCGTGATGGTGATGTTGCCGCCAGCAGACGAGCTGCCGCTTACGCCACCGCCGAGAAGGGAGATGCTACCACCCGAGCCCGAGCCAGCGCCACCGGTACCACCAGAGAGGGTGATATCGCCACCAGCGCCAGTGACACCACCAGCACCAGCTTGAACGAGGAAGCTACCACCGTTGATACCGGTGCCAGGAGAACCAAGCGCCTGAATGGTGTTCGTGCCACCAGCGGAACCGAGGCCAAGGATCGTGGAGCCGTCGTTCCACGTGAACTTCGTGGAGAAGGCGGTCGTGTTGGCTGCCGACTGGTACACGATGGTGCCAGTGGAACCACCCTGCAGGGTGCTCAGCGACTGAGGAGCACCGTTGAACTGCGTGAAGGTGAGGGCGGTCGTGCCAACCGTGATTGGATCGTCAGTTGTCAGGACCCAGCCAGTCGAGCCGTACAGCGTGCCTGCTGTAACGAAGGTGTAGGCGCCTGAGGTAACCTCGTTGGCAGGAGTGCCGTCGAAGTCGGTCGCGCGGGTCCAAGAGCCCGAGGCGGCAACGTAGATGCCGTTCTGCGAGGCAGTCGTCTGGTTCTTGACAAGGACGCGGTCACCGCTGTTGAGGGCAACGCCGTCGATCGTCTGAATGCCGGCCAGCGTGATGTTGGCGGTGGTTGCCGCACGAACGGCGTTCTTTGGGTCGAGGCCCTGACCGATCGAATCAACGTAGCTCTTCGTCGCGAGGTGCGTCGAGAGCGTCGGATCCTGACCGCTCACAGCGTTGCTGAATGTCCAGGTGCCGGTGATCGTCTCGTTGCCACCCACACGGGCCAGCAGCGTGCCGTCAGTGATCTGCGTTTCAGCGATCTGGATTGAGGTGCTGGTCGATGAGGTGACCAGGCCCTTGCCATTGACGGTGATCACTGGAACAGATGCTGCACCACCAACTGAGCCGGGACCCGAGTTGACGGTAGCAAGAGTGAGGGTGTCGGTACCACCGTCGATGGTGCCGGTTACGTCACCGGTGATTGTGAAGGGGCCGCCTACGCCGCCCCCACCTGCCGCGGTCCAGCCGGAGCCGTCATACACGTAAAGGCCGGCGGTCGCCGATGTCTTGTAGAAGAGCTCGCCGGTGTTTGGGTTGGATGGGAAAGTGGTGCCGCTGTCGACAACGAGGTTGACTACCTCGCTACCTTCGCTCAGCTGAATGCCGTCTACGAGCATGGGATACTCCTGATGAGGGTGGTCAGGCGTATTTAGGGCAGAACTGCTCAGACGATGAACGGGACGGGATCATCTCCAAAGGCGTCGTTCTCGTCACCCGGCTCAACGTATTCATTCACCTGCTTGAAGGCGTCGTCGTTCCACTCAGCAAGGCGCTTGATGAGGCGCACGATGCCGATGGTTGCCATGACCGCGTCGTCGGTGGCGCCCGCCTTGGCCTCGTACGAGCCGCCCTTGGCGACGAAGTTCTTCAGCTCGAACAGCAGGTGCTCTGAGTTGATCTGCAGGCCGTTCTTGGTCTTCTCCACCAGCTGCTTTAGCTGCAAGCAGGAGAGCACCTTCGTCTTGCCGGAGGTGAAGACGCCCAGCTTCCCAGGCACGTCGCAGTACAGCTCGGCGTGCTCAGGCTGCTTCTCGTCGTTCATGTAGAGAGCCGCAACGGCTTCACCAATGCCGTTCCGTTCAAACGTCCACAGCACCTCGGAGCGACCGCGGCCCACCGGTTCGGACAGCTTGAGGATGATCCACTTCAGCTTGGCGTACAGCAGCGGGATGTTGACGTTGTTGGTGCGGTACTCCGCAACCTGGTTCAAGGCCGGAAAGTCAAACACCTCGATGACCGAGAAGTCCTTGTTGTTGCCGGTTGCCGGGTCAAGAGAGATGAGGTACGTCTTGCCCAGGCCGCCGAGGCTCTCCTCTGGAACCCAGAACTTGAAGCCCATGTCGGTGTGGTGCACCGGCTTTGTCGTCAGCTGCTGCAGCTTCATCGAGCTGATCAGCATGGCGTCGCTGGACAGGAACTCACAGCCGACTTCCTGGCGGGTCTTCAGCTCGCCAAGCATGTTCAGCATCTCCTGCCAGTACTTGTCGCCTCGCTCAGGGTGCTCGCGCCAGTTTACCTGGAACGGCACGAAGCCGATGGCTGGTGCGTCGTCGCTGCTTTCCTGTACGACGGTGGGGTCGGCATTCTCGCTCTCTAGCTGAGACGCCATGGCGCGGCGCCACAGCTGAGCAAAGAGCTCGGTGTCCCCGTTGGGCGTCGAGCTGACGATGGCTGAACCACCAGTTGACAGCGTTGGAGCAAGCGACGCCCACAGCGCCTCTTGAATGCGCGGGTTGATGAACGCGAGCTCGTCGAGGTACAGCTTGGTGATTGACAGACCACGACCCGTCTTCTCAGTGGTGGCCTCTGAGATGATGCGCGAGCCGTTGTCGAACCACACTGAGTGACGGTTCCAGTACTTCAGGCCCGGCTTGATCCAGTTGGGCAGTTCCTCGTATGCAAAGCGAACGCGCTCGGCGATCTCAAGCGCGTGGCCCTGGTTCTTGGAGGCGATCAGGATCGTGGCGTCGGCGCTGCTGTCCTCATCTCCCTCGGCCTGGTCTTCAACGTTCTTCTCAGGCTCGTAGAACATGGCGAACCAGAGCAGGTACATGGCGGCTGTCAGCGTCTTACCGCACTGGCGCGGCTGCAGCGTAATCACGTACCGGTTCTCGTGCATGCACCGCACGAAGCGCTCCTGGTACTCAAACATGTTGAACTTGATTGTGCCGCGCTTCGGGTGCTGGATCTTGATGTACTTCTTCATGAAGTACACCGGGTCCCGCTTGCAGCGGGCCAGCTCCATGATCATCTCTGGAGTGTACTCGTCCGTCGCGTACGCGCGCTTGAGCTGCGGGTTCTTCATACGAACTCGGCGTTGTACTCCTGCCGGGCCTTTGCATCACCAAGCAGGTACAGCATCTGCTGCCAGTGGTGGTCGCTGGCAATCGGGAGGTCCCAGTAGCCGATGGACACGTAGGTGAACGGCGTCAGGCCGGCCTCAGTCTGGCCCCACAGCTCGGCAAACGGTCCGGTGCGGCCGTTCGGGGTGGAGCTGACGATGAGCTGGCCGCTCTGGCCGATGCAGGGGAGAATGACATCGCGCACGTACTCCTGCACGGCGAGGTGGCAGTACGCGAGGCCGTCAAAGATGGCAAGGCTGAGCGACATGCCGCGGCAGCAGCTCTCAGTCGTGGCACCAAACTTGACGCAGCTGCCGTTGTCAAACTCGATGCTCAGCCGATCAAAGCGCTTGCAGCCTGGCTTCAGCCAATCAGGCAGCTGGTCGTAGGCGTTGCGCAGCTGCTCGGCTGCCACCTTGGCCTGGTCGTGCTTGATGGTGCCGAAGAAGATGGTCTTGTAGCTGCTGAACAGCGCCCTCCACAGCGCGTAGCCCACGAGGAAGGTCGTCATGCCTGCTTGGCGAGGAGCCTTGGCGACCACGAACTGGTTGCCGTGAAAGGTAGCTACTGCCTGCTCCTGAAAGGCGCGTGGCTTGAGCGCGTGGCTCTGCAGCTTGGCGTACGTTGTGATGAAGTAGTACGGATCAGCGGCGCAGCGAATGAGCTCATCCTGCTGGTGCTGCGCGTATTGAACAGCGCGAATGCGCTTGGAGTAGATTGTCATGCTGAGTGTTCGAACAGGAAGTTCTCTAGCAGCTGCACTACCTTCTCGTGCAGCAGAACCTCGAAGTGGTTGGCCTTGACTTCTACCTTCCGGCCAAATGGAAGGGCTCGCTGACTGGAAACTGTGACGATGCTGTCGTTGGGCTCGGGAGTTGTGGGAAGGCTGCCACCTGTAGAGATGATGGAGAGCGTGGGGGTGTGCAGCTTCAGCTGCGAAATGAGCTCGATCTTGCCTGACGTCGGCGTGATGTCCTCGATCACCTTTGGATGACCAGGTACCCAGCGCAGCGCCGTCGCTGCCTTGCTCCCACCGAAGGGAGCTGAGATCGTCACGAGGTTGTCGACGCGGTCAACGTGCTCGGCTGCCATCAGGACTGCAAGCACGCCACCGAGGGAGTGCCCAACGATGGAGAAGCGACCCGTCTTGGGCAGCCGCTTTCGCACCTCGTCCATGCTGTCGCGCAGCGGCTGGTGCGAGCTGTAGTTGATCGGCACGATGTCGTGCGATGGAAGCTTCGCCTGCACGTAGTTGAACGAGCGGTGCGAGCTGTTGAGACCGTGGATGTAGGCGATTTGCATGGGCCTATTTACCGCGGCCCGGCGGTCACTTCCTCTTCTGAGCGTCTTTTTCAGCGTAGCTGCGAAGCGCGTCAAGCGAATGCAGCAGCTCAGGGGGCGTCATTCGCTTTCGCTCTTCGATTTCCTGCTGAACCTTCTCGTGGTCATCAACGTAGCGGAGGTCCCAAAGATCGTGGTTGGCATCGGTTCCACCGATGAGCGCACCCCACGTGAAGCGCGCATAGATGTTGCCGTACAGCGTATTCCAGCTTTCCTTGCCGACATTGAAGCCGCGCTTCCTCAGTTCATTGAACATGATGTCGCGCTCGAATTCAGCCTGGTCCCGCTCGATCGTCATGACCGACTTGGGCTTTTCTGGCTTAGGCTCGCCATGCCAGAGCGTGCTAAGAAACTTCTTGAAGCTCGTCTTCATAGCGCGTCAAAGTCCTTCTTCATGTCCTCGTAGTCGACCGAGCTGACGTTGTCGTGAAAGGCGGCCCAGAAGCGCTTCATCTCTGGGCCGCTGATGTCGTGAACTGCCCATGGGAAGTCAACGCTGCCTTCCTCATCCACCTGCATGGACTGGCCGGTGAAGATCTGCTTGAGCTCAGGGCGGGTTTGAACGGCTTCCATGACGTACTTCTGGCATAGCTGCGTTTCGCGCTTGGGCGGCTTTTCACCGCCGCCGCCCATCCAGCGGAAGCTGATGAAGTGCATGTAGATTCCAACTCCGCCTGAACCTTGGTCTGCCCAGAGGTCATCCAGCTTCTCCATCTTGGCCTGTACCTCAAAGAGCAGGCCGACGGCCTGGCGCACGCGCTTCAGGTCCTCTTCACCGTACTGCACCTTCGGCTCAACCTTCTTGGCTCGCGCCTCTTGAACTGGTCTGAGGCTGTTCAGGAAGTCAATAACGTCATGCTCGAGCTGCAGTCGCTTCTTGTGAACTCCGGTGTCAGAGGTGTATTCAATCGACCAGCTCTGTCCGTGTGGAGCAATTCGGATGCCGCGCTCGCCAATGTGGAAAACATTGATAACGTCCTTCGCGTACTTGTTGATCTTGGCGTAGAAGCCCGCCTTCTTGAGAATTACCAGTAGCATTGCAACCCGCTCCTCCTTGCTGAAGAGGCTCTCAGCTACTGGCTCAGCGTCAACGATCTCGAAGCGGTCAGGACCAAGCTTCTTCAGCGTGTAGTGATCGTCGATTGGTTGGTGCAGAGTAAAGAGGGCGCGGCTGTGCTGCCCTTCTGGTGGGCGCGCGCTGTAGGACGGGCTGTAGTCGATGTAGCGGCCATCCTCGGAAAAGCTGTTGACGAAGCCGCTCGCCAGGTGGCGCTTGCTGCTCCAACCGATGGTGGCGTTGCCCGTCCTAAACCGCTGACCGTGCGCGTTGAGCAGCACGACGGCGCCCTTATCCAGCAGCTGGTTGACGATGGTGACAAGCAGAGGATGGTCCTCGCTCTCCTTCATCGGCTTCTTGTCCAGCTCCTTGAGCTTGGTGATGATCCACTGCTCGTCGCCATGGCCGATCTTCGTCTTGTGGCCCTGGCCAGACAGGAGGTCAAGCAGCCATTCCTCGGTGCCGATCTCCTTGCGAACGCGGAAGGAGCGGGCGGTCTTGTCGCCGAACGCTCCAATGATGCAGCGCTTCCCACGCAGGAAAGCCAGCTTCGCCTCAAACCCGGCCTTCGTGATGAGGTTCAGCATGAGCTCGGCCATCTCATGGTCGCTGAATAGGCTCTCCTTGACTGGCTTGAGAGGCAGCAGCTCCTCAACTGCCTTCTCAAACGTCAGGTGGTGGTCGTGCCCTGCCTTCTTGCCGTTGTGGTACCACACGATGTCCCACAGCTCATCATCGTCCGGGAAGAGGTGCACATTGAAGGCTGAGCCCTCCACAAACACCCAGATGCTTTCAAGATGGACTGTCAGCCCAAGCTTCTTTAGGTGCTGGTACGCCATGCGCAGCAGCTCCTTGTCGGCGAGGATCTCCTGCAGCTTCATACGCGGATGTAGCCCCTGTTGCCCCTGCCGGTGATCATGAACTTGCCGTTCTTGTGCTTCGTTAGCTTGAGGTTCTCAAGCGTGTCGCCGTCCGGAAGGACCTCAAACCAGCCCGATGCCGACTGCTCATCCCTTCGGTAGTACAGCACGTGCATTTTGCCTTTCACGCCAACACCGACGACCTTTGCAATCGACAGCCTGTCTGGCGTGTAGCTGCCCTGAAACTCAGAGATCTTCACAAATACGGGCTCACCCTTTTCGAGGCGCTGCTTTACCATGTCCCAAAGAATTGGGGCAAGAACGTCGCTCTCGAAAAGCTCCTGTACCTTCATACCGTGATTCGCTTCTTTCGATCTTTGTACCGCAGGAGGTAGCCCGTCTTCTGCTTCACCAGCTCCAGGTCTTCATCATCTGAGCTTAGAAGCTCGAAGCTGTGCTCTCTATCTGTTACTGGATCAGTGAAGAAGGCCTGCACGTGTTCAGCGTCGGTCTTGTTCACCCGCATGACTTTCACTTTGTGCTTCTCATCCTTGCCGCTCAAGTTTGAGATCTCTACCTCGGCAAACACTGGTTCGCCCTTCTTCAGCAGCACGCCAAGAAGGTCAGCTAGAATGCCATCGTAGGCGATCTCAAGCAGCGTCATTCGTCAGGCGCAATCTGCGCAGGGAAGAAGCGGTGACCGGTGGTGTCCACCTTGCCGGTCTTTGGGTCAACCTTCTTGTGGGGATTACCGCCATAGTGCTGCGCCTGCCGCTCAACGCGGGCGTGCAGCTGCTTCATGGCAGCGATGATGCGCTTCTGATCGTACGGCTTGGCAGGGTTGGTGCCATCCAGCATCTTGAAGCCAGGGTCAAACAGCTCGTGCGCCTTCATTTCTTTGTCCCGTAGTTCTCTTGATCGAAGTCGGCCATTGCCTTGTCAAACTGCTTCTTTGCTGTAGCGGACCGCTTCTCGTACGTCTTGATCATCTTTGGAATGTCGCTGACCACCTCTTCTGGTGTCTTGAACTTCTTCTTGTCAAAGCCAGTAAACCAGCTGTAGCCGGTTCTCCAGAAGCCCTTCTCATACCAGATGAGATAGAAGTTCTTTTGCGCTGCATTTTGCACGGGTGGCTTGTTGGGGCTTGTTGTGTAGAAGAAGGTATCTGGCAGCTCACCCTTAACGGCGAGGTGGCGGCCGCTTGTATCGATCCTGGCATTGGAGCTCTTGAGCGCCTTTACGATCAGCTTCAGCTGAAATTCTACCTCGTCATTGTCCATTGGCGTTTCGCCGCTGAGCTTCATGCCAAGTCGATCAATGTCTTCAAGCGACATTGCATCACCGATCCAGTTAAGCACTGTTTCGTAGTTCTTGGGGTCGGCAATGAAGGACTGAGAGAGGACTGCCTTCAGCTTCGCGACCTTGTTCGGATGGGCTTCCTGCAGAAGCTCAGCGAAGCGCATGTCAGTCCTCCGCTTTGATTGTCTGCTTGCAGAGGTCGATCCAAACGTCGCGCGGCATGGTGACACGAATGCTTCCCTCGCCGTCACGGATGTCGATCATCTCGCTGTCGCCGTCCACCTCTACGGTGAACTCATCCGACTTGGCCATGATGCCCTTGTGCTTAGGCTCGTCGTCCTGCTCAGCCACAACGACTGGAGTAGAAATGTTCAGGGCAAGAAGGTCTTGTAGGATGCTCATAGTGCGGCTTTCAATCTTGCGAAATATGCCAATCTGCCAGCGGCAATCTTCGCGTTGTGTTCAGGGGAGCGCTTGAGTTTCTTGCCAAGTTTTGCCTTGGCCATCTTAGCTCGGGCTTCATCGCTGACAAAGTAGTTCGTTCTGCCTCGACCGCCCTCATCAATGTTGGTCAGAATTCCTGTACCATTGATGCGCCTGCCATACTGTCTGACGAGCATGCGTTCTAGATCGTAGGCATCCTGCGCCATTTCGAATGTTTGCACGATCTCGATGCGAGGCTCACCAACTTTCAAAATGACATTCTGTAGCAGCTTGTTCTTGCACGTCCCGTTGCGGGCTTCCCACAAATGAAATTGCGAGCGCCTACCACTGCCCTTTCCGATGTAGAAAGGCAGATCTGTCTTTGGATCGACATACTGATAGACGTAGTGCAGCATCAGTGCAGATTTTCAAGTTTGTACTTGACGCGGTGAACTTCACCCTGAAGCTCCTCGAACTTGTTGATCAGCCAGCCGTCCTGCGGGATGGCCGACTTGATGGAGCCAAGGTAGCTGTCCAGCTGCTGGACGAACTCAAGAGGGCTCTGCTCGCTGAACGGATTTGGCTCGCTCAGTGGGATGTGGAACTCAGTGCCGTACTTGCCCATGTACATCTCAACGAGCTCGTCGGTAAGGTCCTGCAGGGTCTCGTACAGCTCGCCGAGCGCCATGTGCTGGGCAAACGACTTGACCTTCCAGTGCCACATGTGCGCCACGTCACGTGCCTTCTGCAGCGTGGCGACGAAGTAGGCCATTGTGTTTTCGACAGAACCTTCCATGATTTGCTCCTAGCAGGTGAGCTATTTAGCGCCCGGCGGCTACCTTCCGGACAAGTTTCGCGTCACGGTTCTTCACCGCCTGTAGCAGCGTCTCCTCGGTCTTGCGATCCGCTTCAAACAGCAGCCACTCAGAGAATGTGACGGCAGTGCTTTCACCCATCATGCGCTTGAAGGTGTTCATCACCTTGCCCCAGTACCAGGAGCCCCGGCGCTTGCCCTTCTTGACGGAGTGCTTCGCCTCCTGCCACTTGTGCTCGGCTGTCTCAACCGACACGCCGTGCTTCTCGGCCATCTTCTGAACGTAGGCGGTTGGCATCAGTCCTTCTCCCCAAACTGGTTGGCCAGCACGCGCTTGATGAACTCAGTGAACTTCTTGAAGTCGTGCGCCTCTTCAGCCTTCACCCACTCGCTGCGCTTGTCCCAAGGCAGCTGCTCGCCATTACCGAACTGACACTGCCAGATGATCTGCCCGCTGCGGCTGCTCCCCCTGCCGCGCTTGACGACGTAGATGAAGCCTTCAGGATCAGCTTCCGGATCATCCATCAGCCGACGAACTTCGAACCTCGCCTTGTTAGCTGCCTTCTCGCGAACGCGGTGGATTGAGAACGCGGTGCCGGGGATGACGGTTTCTCCAGGCCAGCCGCTGATCAGCTTTGGGAGCGTGAGCTTCGGGTCAGCTGCCTCGTGCATCTTCTCAAGTGGCTTCACGTCCTTTGGCAGCTTGCGATCGTTCTTCCATGCCTTGAGCCAGGCCTCAGCGTCTCTCTTGAAGGCCTTGTACCTGCCCCGGTTGAACGGTCCCTCGAAGTTGGGGTGCATCTGGTGGAACAGCTCGTAGTGCTTGTCCCACAGGCGCCCGCCCCAGTCGCTCTCCAGGAAGTCATACGCCTTTTCCAGGTTAGCTTCGGTCTTGCCGCCCTTCAGCAGTCCTTGGTTGCAGGCAAGGTCAACGATCTTGTGAATCATGGCGCGCTCAGCCGTGTCGTTCTTGTACTGCCCCTGGTCGCTCTCGCTAACTCGCTTTGCATCAGCGACTGCCCCGCATTTCACGAGCATGTTCCAAAGCCACCACTTGAACTTCAGGAAGTTGTGAAGGTCCTTCTCGCTAACCTGGACTGATTCAATGCTGGCGTTAAACACCTGGTGCCTGAACACCCATGAGTTCTTGTAGATCTTGCTCTCTGGCAGAGTGACAGCGGCAATCGCGACGAGATTTTCGTCCATGAGTTGGTACACCTTGTAGGAGACGTCGAAGGCATCGTCATCTTCTGGCGGCTTCTTCTCAGCATAGAACCCGTCCCGCAGCATGAAGTGCTCCGGAAAATTCTCTAGACCCTCAAACAGCTCAGCTACGCGCATCTCAGTCCTTCTTCAGCTTGCGCTTCACGGCCCCGCGCACGCTCTCCATCTTGCGCGCGTAGGCGGGATCCTTGTTCTTGTTGAACGTGATCTGCTGCTGCAGCGAGCCGTTGATCTTCTGCATGTCACCACCGCGGGTCTTGATCAGCCAGTCAGCAAGCGCGTCCACGCCGAGCTCACGGAACTTGCCCTTGGCGTCAGGCGCGTCGCTGTCGTGCCACTTGACGCGCTGCTTCTCCTGCATGAGGGCTTCATCCAGCTCCTCAACCGATACGTCCTTGCCAACTGGACCAGTGAAGTAGTGGTTGCCGTCCTTCACAGCGACCTTGTCAAGCGCGTGCTGCTTGTCACGTGCCATGACCTTCATTTCCTGGTTGTGCTTCTTGGACTTGACGAGGAACGGCTTCTCGTCCTTGGCACCCTCACCAAGCACCTCGCCCTTCATCTTGTCCAGATCAAACACGCCGAAGCAGCGGTCCATTCCTGGCACCTCAGCGCTGACCAGGTTCTTGCCACCCTCCTGGCGGCCCTTGAACTTGATCTTGCCGGCGTACTCGCGGTGCTTGACCTTGACCTCGGACTTCCAGTCATCCAGCGACTTGGTGTCGTCGCTCTCAAACAGCTCATTGACCTTCATGTGCTCTCCTTGTGCCCGGCGGGCAGCTTCTTTCCGTTTACCAGCTTCACCGTAAAGTGGCCGAGATCGTTCAGCGTGTGCAGGTTGTGCGCGATCCGCTGCTTGGGGTTGTTCTTCACCATCTGCAGGTGGTGCTGAAAGGCCTCTTCCTCGTTGTTGAAGAAGGTGACGGCATCGTTCATGCCGCTTTCAGTGTCATCCTTCTTGAGCCGCCGAAGCCAGGTGTCCTTGCCTTCGTTCGAGCGGGCCTTGCGCGCCTTTCGAACGTCCGAGAACAGGCTCTCATCCACCTTAGCCAGGTGCGTCGCTACGAGCTTCTTGACCCACTCTACGAAGTGATCGAGGGCCATCTTCCTGCTTGGAGCGCGAAAGTTCATGCTCTTGACAGCGGTGCTTGGGCCCTTCCACGGGGCCTTGAACACGAAGCCCCAATCGCTGAAGGTGTAGGCTGTCATCTTGCACATCCCGAGCTCTTCGTCTTCCAGCAGCTGCTTGATGACGTACTCGACCGTGCCATCCCTTTCGGCCTTCTCCTGCTCAAGGTAGTACCCATGACCAACCATGATGTGGTCATCAGCACCTTCCATGAGCTCGGCTACGCGCATGTCACTCCCGTTCTGGCTTCTTTCCAGTCGGCATGACCTTGCTCTTGACGCGCGGTCCACCCTTGGTGGCGTCGGCCAGCGCCGCCATGGCGTCGTTCTTCAGCGTCAGCTTGCCGTCTTTGCCCTTGACTGGCACAAGTCGGTCGATGTGCGTGACCTTGACGTCGCCCTTGCGGACGCTCATAAGCTCGTCTACTCTCACTTCAGCTCCTTTACATCAGCATCCACGCTGATCATTCTCATGATGTCCTCGCGGCTGGCCACGACGACGTTGCTTGCCTTTGCCTGACCGCCGGCGTAGGGAACGAACGCGCTGTTGCGCTTGCGGTCGCCCTTCACACGGGCACGGGTGGCAGCCGCGTTCAGGGCGATGTTCAGGTAGTTGGCAGCCACCTCGGCGTTGCGGGCAGCGTAGCGCGGCTCAACGATCTCAGTGTACTGCGTCTGGGTGTTGAAGGCATCCATGGCGGCGTCGTACACGGCATCGATCTTGCTGTCGATCGCCACGTCCTCAGCGTCCTTGGTATCGGCCGGCGTTTGGCCCGGGGCCTGCATCTCGGCCAGCTCTCCCTCAGTCACCTGGTCGTACTCAACGACGCTGGTGGTTGGAGCGGTCTGAAACAGCTCATCCAGCGGGTTCACGAACTTCTGATCAGTACTCATGCTGTCACCTCAAACTCGAAGTCCCATGGGAAGTCATCGTCACCAACGTTATCACCGCAGAACACCAGGTTGGCTTCATCGAACAGCTCCTTCAGCTCCATGGTGTCCTTCAGGACGAGTGTATACTCCTCGCTGCCAACCTTCTTTGCCTTGTGCTTCTTGAAGAAGCGCCTGTAGTCACGCTCAACCTCAGGCTCCATGCTGAAAGGAGACGCGTAGTAGGCCTTGATGTGAATTGGAGACAGCATGAGAGTGGCCTTTACGGCCTCTCCAGCCAGCGCATTCGTGTTGACCTGCATGCTGACGGTGCTCTCCTGCACAAGCAGCTCATTCAGCTTCATACGGCTCTCCCTAGAGCGGGCGGTTGGCGCTTCACGATGCGCGGGAACATCGTCTTCTCGGTGACAACACGGAAGGTAGCGTTGTGGCGGCTGGCAAACTCGGCGGCAGCCTTCCACTTGGCGTCATTGACCATCAGCGCCAGCTTGTCGCGGTCTGACTTGGCAGCGGCAGCGATGCTCTCCTTGAATGGCTTGATCTCAACGATCTCCTTGCGGATGGAGCCATCGACATGGCGGTACAGGAGCACGATGTCAGGGAAGTAGCGGTGCACCTGTCCATCCAGCGGACTGATGTACGGAATGAACAGCTCCTCCGAACCCCACTTGATGATGGCGTCGTTGTTGTCCAGCCACTTGAAGAAGGCGAGCTCCCACGACGACCGAAACATGATGCGGTTGGCGTTGCCGACGTACTTCGTCGGGTTCTTCGGAATGAAGCGACCACGCGCTGCCATGATCAACCTTGGTCAGGTGCAGGGTTGGTTGTCTGGTAGGCCGTCGATGACGAAGCCACGCGAAGAGGTGTGTCGCTGCCAACCGTCGCCGCATCTGAAACAACCGCCTGGGTTGCTCGAGCTGAGTTGTTGACTGGCGAGGAGCCCTGTCCAGCGATGAGAGAGCGACCGGCGGCCTGCGTCAGACCGCCTAGCACGCCACCCAGCGAACCCGAGATGCGACCACCAAGGTCGGTGGCGAAGCGGCCGGTGCCGAACGTGCTGCGCACGGCGCGGTTGATCGTGTCACTCGTGACCTGCTGCACCGCGCGCCCCACCTGGCGGTTGATGATGGCGAGGAACGGGTTGGTCGACGTGGCGGCGGGAATTGGGTTCGTTCCAGTGCGGCCGTCCTGTGGAAGGTTCTTGCCTGACAGCACGTCGCTTGGGGCGCCGGTGACGCCCTTGACAGAGATGTTGTAGACGGGTGTGTCAGCTGCCTGCATCGCGGAAACCTTCACCATTTCCATCCAGTCGTAGTCAAACTGCATGGTCAGAGTGCTGGGATCCGAGGCCTCGTGCGACAGCTCCTCAAGGTCAAACATCTCAAGGCGCGGGTTCATGAAGTCAAAGATGACCTCTGACGGTGCGTCGTTGAGGTTGGACGCCGCTGGGTTCATGAACATCTGCTTGACACGAATGACGTCGAGGGCTTGGCCTGTGTCAAAGCCAGATGCGTTGATGACGCCGCGGTGTGAGATGTCAATGTTGTCGCCGATGTTCGGCGAGCTGAACTCCATGCCGTTACCAGGCTGGGCTGACGTGGTGTCCGGCTTGCGAGTGGTGCCGTCACGTGCCATCTGGCGCCGCGTGATCGGCGAGTACAGCATGACAAGGACGCGGAAGAAGTCAAACACGCGGTTGCCGGCGTCGTCCATGAACACCATGGTGAGCGGGCGGTGGCGGATCTTCTTCAGCACCTTCGTGCGGAAGTTGTACTGATTGACGTCCTCTTCATACTCGAAGTCGACCTTTGGACGGTCGACTGTCTTGATCATGAAGGTAAACTCGTTGCGCTCGACAGCTTCACGCGTCTTGCTGTCAAGCAGGCCACCGCTTGCGAGGCTGTCGAGAACGCCGGCCTTGAACTTGAACTCGACCTTGAAGAGGAACTTCAGCTTCGGCCGGTAGTCGGTGCCACCTGCGAGGGCTGCAGCGTACGACGAGGCGTACCAGGTCGAAGGATCGCGCGTCTTGATGCGCTGGCCACCAGGGCTGGCGTCAGCTCCAATGCCAAGCGAACCACGAACGAAGTCATCCACGGCTGCGCCGAACTTGTCGGCGGCCTGCTTCTCCAGCGCGATCTGCGTGGAGCTGAGGATGTTGGAAATGTTGGCCATCGCCTATTTATGGCATGCCAGAAACAGCTACGGCCCCGAAGGGCCGTAGGATTTGGGGTACAGCGCCGTTAGGCGATGTTGCCGCCGAGGGCGGTGCCGTAGCCTTGACCGCTTTCGATGTGGCGAGCGTGGTCGTAGCGGATCGACATCGTGATCGTTGCAGCTTCAGAGGCCGAGTAGTCACGGTCGCCGAAGTCAGCCGAAGCGAGGTAGCAGCCTTCGAGGATCCAAGACTGAACAACGCCTTCGTCGCCGTCGAGCTGGTCGATGACGATACCAAACTTGTAGTCGGAACCGGTGGCGGCGGTGTTGAGCCAGCGGCCGTCGAGGTCCGAACCGATGAGGCGCTGCTGCGTCTCGAGCTGGTTGCGAACAACGGTAGCGGCGAGGCCGGTGATGTCGTCTTCAACTGTCAGGTTGATCGGCTCCCACGAGTGCTTGCCAGCGATGTAGGCAACCGAGTTGTAGCGGTGCAGCGCGACTTCTTCGAACGACAGGTTCGGAAGGGTCACAGTCGTGGTCTGCATCGTGAGGTCGCGGCTGTTGGTGCCAGGGATCAGCTGACCCATGTTCCGGAACGTGATGCGGAACTTGTTCTTCAGCCGTGGGTGCAGGATACCCGCGCCTGCGCCTGGAATACCGAAGTTACTGAGCGTAGCGATGATCTTCTCCTCAAGGGCCTCAAAGCCGTGAATGATGAACTTGCGTTCCCGTTGGTTTATTTAGGGCCGGGCGCTATGCGTCCTGAACTTCCTCATGTAATTGACACACTTGGCCATATACATAGAACATGGACAAGTCACTCATCAAGCAGCTCCTTTTTACGAACAACACCTTCGATGTTCGGAGGTGGAGAACTGCGGTGAAGCATTACCCGGAACTTCAGGAACTGGACGGTGGCTGTCCTTCAGAGAAGATCTGGTTGCAACTTCATCATCGACCTCGCTGCTTCTGCGGGTCACTCACCAAGTACATCAGCTACACTGAAGGCTACCGTCAAACGTGTTCGCCACGCTGTGGGCAGTCCAATCCAATCATCGCGTTCGACAAGCGCCATAGACAAGAGAAGCTCTGGGCCTCTGATGCGTGGAAGGCCTCAACCTCTTCCAAGATGAAGGACGCGCACTTCAAGAACAGGACACCTAAGAAGCTGGCCCTGCTGGCCGAGAAGGGCATCACCCCGCTGGACACCATCGAGCCTGGGCAGTCGAACACCTACCGCTGGAAGCACAGCTGCGGTGAGGTGTTCACGCGGTCGTTTGCTCGAGTTGCTGGCATCTACTGTCCAGTGTGTCACGTGTCGCGTGAGCAGGGCGAGGTGTATGAAGCAGTTCGGAAGCTCTACAGTGGGAAGATCGTCGTCAACGACCGCCAGGCCATCGCTCCAAAGGAGCTGGACATCTACCTACCTGGGCTGAAGGTCGCCATCGAGTACAATGGGAAGTACTGGCATCCAGGTGATGGGAAGCGTGAGGCGCAGAAGGCCGGCGAGTGCAAGGCTGCCGGCATCAAGCTGCTCCATGTGTGGGAGCGCGAATGGAAGAAGGACCGAAAGAAGGTGCTTCGGCAGCTTGAGCGCTGCCTTGCTAGTTCATCGACACGATGAAGCTGATGTGATCACGCATATCCGTGACGCTGATGATAGCGGGCGTTCCTGGAAAGTTGGCGCTCATCGCATCCAGAATGTACTTAGGAGCAAGGTGTTTGATCAGCTCGATGTCGTCATCTGGGCTGGTGTGAACTGACACATCAAACTCCGTGTTGTCAACAAACTGCACCGAGGTTTTGGTAGCCAGTTTAGTCGTGAGCGCAGCGCTGGCCTCCTGTTCCCGCTTCTCCATCTCGACAGCGGCTTGCTTGGGTTTCATGAACAGGTCAAGAAGTTTCATGGCGCCTTGTAGACCTTGATGAAGGGGTGGGTGACGGTGTGACCGCGCTGGCTCACCACGCTGTCTTCCAGCTGCTTGATCATCTCATCCGTGACATGGCGGTTGCGCATGCCACCGCGCAGGAAGAGGTGGATTGGAACAGGCCTATCACCCTCTACCTCCATGAAGGCCTTCATGCGGTTGCGACCCTCATGCCCCTTGATCTGGGGCATCATCCATTCTGGGTTGTCGTCAATCAGCACGTCGAGGAATGGGATGCCCATGGCATAGCCGTCCCAGATGAGCTTCACGATCTCGAACACCCGCTTCGGGTCGGTCTCTTCCTCATGCGCCAGCTCAAGGAACTTGGACGGCTTGACCAGAGCGACGAGGCCGTGGTAGTACGGTGACTGGTTGAAGGGCACCGCGCCGAGGCCGTGCTCAGCTGAGAACTTCACCTCACCGACCTGGTAGTCCTTCTCAGCCAGCGCGGGGGTGAACTCAGGCAGCTCACCAAACTTCTTGGCGTAGATCTTGCGATCCTCTTCCTGGATGAACTGCTTAAACGTCTTCATGGAGATTTCTGTCCTGAAACATGCAGTAGGCGCGCCTCGTGCTTTTGATTTTGCTGTGCTTAATGCCGCTTTCCTTAAGCTCCATGAAGGGCATGACCTCCGCCACGACCTTCTTCAGAATGACCAGGTAGGCGTCCTCTGGCAGAATATCATGCGGCTTGAAGACGATCGACACCGTGTAGAACAGCTTTGGACCAGCGTAGGTGAACATCTGCTCGAAACGGCTGCTACTGCCGTTGAGCAGCTCATTCACGCGCTTCTCTACCTTGCTCCTCGACTTCTTGTCGAAGGTGGTGCTGTGCTCTAGAAACTGCTTGAAGGTCTTCATGGCTTGTGGTAGACGAGAGTTGGTTTACCCTCGACGTCCTTCTCGATGGTGAAGCCCTCAATGTCCTCACGGTGAATGCACAGTGTCGCTGGCACCAGGGTGTTGTCGTTGCTCCACGACATGTAGTCGATGTAGACATCACCGCTGGTGTTTGTTCGGACATTCCCCATCCCAATGCCGTAGTGCTGCGTGCCATCATAGTACGCATCGACACGTGGAGGCGGACGCATGTCTGATGCCTTCTCCATCATTCGAACGAAAAACTCCAGCTCATCCATTTCGATGAGGAACTGGCGAAATGTCTTCATGCCTGCCTCGGGCTGCCGCCAGTGATGCCGGCCTTCCGCATCTTCTTCGAGAGGTGGTCGATCAGGATGAAGACCTCTTCTTCCCATGGCTCGTCGGAGCTGTCAATCCGTTTCTGTTGCTCGGCAGTGAAGTCGCTCTCGACCTTGGCAAGAGCCATGTGGTCGAGGTTCGCTGGATCAAGGTCGCCCTCCCACCACTTCGCAAACTCCTTGGCGTCCCTCTCTGACAGGCCGAGACCCTTGAAGAACAGCTCAAAGGACAAGCTGCCGAGCTCGTCATAAACCTCAAGGAACTGCTTGAACGTGCTCACATTGCACCAAACCTTCTCGCCTCACCGCGCAGCTTGAGAACGATCCAGTGCTCAACTTCGCTGCTGCTTTGGTACATGCGTGGAATGCGGTGGCTAAAGTAGTCGCTTGCGACGTTGAACACCTCATCATCGATGCTCTCGTCATCGACCAGCACCTGGGCAAGGTTTGCAGTTCCCTCATCACCAAGCTCAGCCGCCAGCTTGGGGTGCTCGCTCTTCAGGAAGAGCTCTACCGGTAGGCTCTCAAGGGTGCCTTCAAGGAACTGCTTGAATGTTTGCATGGGCTATTTACGCAGCAACGGGACCCGAAGGTCCCGTTTTGAGCTGGAGCGAAGGGCTCTTAGATCTGAGCAGCCTGGTTAACCACGCGGATTGGGATGTAGATGAACTCGGCGGCGATCGTCGGCTTGATGGCGACGTCGAGCCACAGCTCATTGCGCTGGATGCGGTCGGCGGTGTTGTTCGAAGCATCGCAGATCGTTGCGTAGTCGGTCAGACCGCGCTTGATCAGGATGTCGTTCATGATGCCGTCGGCAGCCGTCTTCAGGTTGTCGCGGGTGATCTGGTCGTTCGGCTCAAAGACGAACGGCAGAGCGCCCTTGCGCAGAGCGCGGCGGAGGTACATGACCAGGCGCACGACGTTGATGCGGTCCAGCGACGAGGCAGCAGGTGCCGACGTCTTCTGACCCCACATGAGCAGACCACGACCCGGCCAGAAGACGATCGGGTTGATGTTCTTGTCGTACTCGTACAGGTTGTCGCGCTGACCGTCGTTGAGGTTGGCCTCGATGAAGGTCGTTGCGGTGCCAGGGGTGCCGCTGTAGTAGCCGACCTTCGAGACACCAACGATCTGACCGCGCGAGACACCAGCTGGTGGCGTCCACACGTAGCCGACGTTGTCGGAGAAGGTGATGACGGCGAGGGCGGTACCCGATGGAGCAGCGAGGACGTTGCGGCCATCGAGGTTGGAAGCCAGGCACCATGGGTAGTAGTACGCGGCGTTCACCGAGCTGAAGCGCTCCGAGGTCAGGGCCCACTGGGCGACCTGGTCTGGGGTCTTGTCAGCTGGAGTGTCAGCCAGAACGAGGGCTTCCTCGCGAACTGCCACGCTCAGGGCGAGCAGCTCGTCCACGACCTCAGGGTAGCCTGGGCAGAGGATGAGGTTGAACTCGTACAGCGGCGAGCGAACTTCGGTGTTGCTGTTGAT